CGTCATCAAACTCAGCGATGTAGGACTCGCGAGTCATGCTGTAAATGACGAAGCAGAACTTGGCGTCTGCCTTGTCCTGGCGGCGGGAGTTCAGGTCGAAGAAGACACTTGAGTCCGCGTCGAAGATGGGCTCAATGCGGATACGCTGGTGCTCGTTGTCCTCGTCCTCCTCGTCCTCGTACTCAGTACGAAGGCGGAAGGCGCCAAAGCCACCGCCCACAGCCTCCTCGAAGGCATTGTCGTAGGCCTCATCGGCGCAGGAATCGTGCTCGTCAGCCCGGAATAAACCATCGAGGGTGTCCGCCAGCCCGTCGTACTCCGGTTCCCGCGGCAGGTAGTCCACAGAGATCCGGTTGTTCCGATACTCATTGATGATACGAATGACGGAGAGGTGGATCTTGTTCACCTCAAAGCGGGGCTTGTTCTCGAACTGCTCCTCGAGCGGCCCTTCCCATTGCGCCCCAGCGATGCTGTAGAAGCGCCGATCTTGAAGGCACTGAAGGCGCTCGTCCCGGATAGCGGATTGCGCCTCGTCAAACTCCCGGAGGGCGTCGGAGTGGACGTCCGCTAAGCGCTGGTCTTTCGTCATTCGTGCCATTGATCAGGCCCCACTATAGAAGTCAAGCCATTATCTACCATCGGTTGATGGTGGGCAACGGCTCAACATGGGTAGGCTTCGACGCCTTCTGGGTCCGCCTCACGCTCTCGCAAGCGTAACGCAGGGCATCGATCAGGTGGTTGTCTTTGTCCTCTAGGACGGGCAGCACAGCGTCTGTTAGCGCGTCCTTTTTGTATGAGTAAAGCGTCAGCTCGTCGATGGTGTGCTGGCAACGCGGGTGGACCACGATGTCGAAGCTCTTGAGCCACTCAACCCCCTCTTCCAGGCTCTTCGGACCCTTCACGGCAGCCATGATCTTAGGGAAGCCGTGCGACCGCATATAGCTTATCGTCTCCGGGCGCGCGCTGTCAGCAACGATAGGCCACCGCTCAGCCTCGGGGATCTGGAAGAACAGCTCGGGCGTGTTCACGATCTCGCAGCCCACCATGTAGGCCTCATGATCGACGTACAGCGTCCTGCCCTTGATGAAGCACCGGATGAGCACCGTCGGGTCCGAGGCAAAGCCCCAGTCAGCACCGAAGCGCAGGGTGGCATCTGCCGGGGTCTCAAAGTCTTCCACGCACCAGTTTTTGAATACGCGGGTGTCCGAGTTCTGGAGGTATTTACCGAGCCAGACATGCTCGTATTTCTCGTAATCGCGGCCCCGGTCGTACTCCATCTCCGCCTTCAGGACGTCAGGGAACCACGGGTTGTCCTGATAGTTGACCTCGACCACCGTCGCATCCGGGGGAGGCTTGTCACCCCTCAGGAGCGCGTCAACGGGGTCAGTCGCCGCGGAGGGGTTCCATGTGAACCACAGTTGGCTACCTTCCTTACGGATTGTAGGACGGAGCAGGTCCAGGGAGCGCTGTGAGAGGCTCTGAGCCTCCTCAACCCAAGCGCAATCATAGCCCTCAAGGGACTTGATCGAGTCGCTGGTGTGGTTCTGCATCCCCTGGAAGATGATGATGCCGCTGCCGTGGGCGCTCTTGATCATCGACTCTTGGACGATGAACGCGGACTCCACGCCGAGCTTCTTGATCTTGTCCTCTAACAGACGTTTGACAGACTGAGCCAGGCTTTTCTGGACCTCCCGAACGCAGACCGTGCGCCGGTTGGGGTCCATGATGTGCTCCTCGATGAGCATCTCGGCAAAGAAGTGAGACTTCCCAGAGCCCCGGCCACCGTGCGCGGCCTTGTATCGTGCAGGCTCAAAGAGGGGGACAGCCCAGCGCGGGGTCTCGATGCGTAGCGTGGTGTCAATCGCCAACGACGACACGCTCGATCCTCTGCACCGTCAACGGGGCTTCTTCATCGCCCGCGATCACCTTCCGCTCCCCATACTTCTTGGGGGCTAGCTTGGCTGCTCGCCATTGCCGTGCCCAGATGCGGAGCTTGACCACCTGCCAATCATCCGTGCTGGCCTCGTCAGCCATGTCGATGATCTTGTCCATCTCCGCGTCCTGCTGGTCCATCCGTGCTCGGGTGAGCTTGGCCTGGAACTCAGCGTCTCGGATCGCCATGCGGTAGACAGTTGCGGGCGCCACATCGAACGCGGCACAGGCCTGGCCCATGCTCGATCCGGTAGCTATCAGTTCAAGGAATTCGTCTTGCTGCTTTGGGGTCCAATCGATTCGCTTTGGCATACGCGCGATATCTCTCTCAACGCAACCACCTTCGGCTTCTGGGGACGCCGCCCTTCGGGCCAGACCTCGAAGTGTTGCCGTTCAAAGATCCACACTAACATCTGATGCTCCTCCGACGGGGCAACGGGCGGGAACCACCGCCGGGGAGCCCCGCCATCTTATGGCATATTACTTTTTGGAACAACGTTGCTGCTGTTCGTTATAAAGGCGCTGCCCCTCTTTGTAACCCTTTTCGTATGCCCCGCCAACATAGACGTTGTAGGGCTGCTGCCCATAGCCGTCCTGCTTGCCAAGCAGGTAGTTGAAATCGGATGCGTTGAACCTCAATGGATGCTCCCCCCGTTCTCCTCCAGCCACTCCCTCACCTGCTGCCCGGCGAACTCCATCTGGTCGCCTAGGAAGTCAGCGAAGGCGTACATGAGGGCGTTGATCATCTTAGCCTCCTCCTCCGTGGGCTCACCTTTCATCGCGATGGCGATTGCCTCTCGCTCGTCGTCCCACTCAATCCCGAGAATCTCTACCATTCCATGCTCCGCAGTCAGGCTCTCGCTGTTCATAGTCGGGCCAATGCCCCTGGCAGACCATATCATTGTAGAACTCAGCGTCGTCAACCGCCTGCTGGTAGCTGTCGTCGCAGGCCACGACCATCCCCACGAGGAGGATGGCCACAATCCAGATCGCATGGTTCATATCGTATACGTCCCGTTCTCGCGATCCTTCTGAGCGATGGCCTCAATATAGTCAAAAATATCGCACCAGTGCCGGGCGATAAGCTCACGCTCAAGAGCCTCCTCAAAGGGCTCCTGGCTGGCGCCGACATCCCACAGCACCTCAGGGAAGCCGTCACCGATTGCGCACCACAGCTCGTCGATCTCGCGGAACTTGATGCGGTCCTTGAGCCACAGCGTGGCGAGGTGGTCGATGTGATTGTTGTGAACAACAAACTCATCGTAGGTCATCATTGCGTCAGGCATGGTTATCTCCCCTTGGGCGGCCTAAGCCGCCTCCTGGACTTCAATAAAATCGGCCTTGGTGGGCCGCTTCCAAAAACCAAAATATTCGTCATCAGACGATGCGGTGAGGGCAGCGACGAAGGTCACACGGTCGCCTTTCTCGGCGCGGTAGATCGCGGAGGGCAGGTTGCCCCAGAGGCGGAAGCCGCGGTCGTCCTCGACCAGGGCCTTGAACTGGGTGCCGTACTGACTCCACTCCTCGCGGGTGGAGATAACGGTGCCGGTCACCTCGACGCGGCCAGCGGGCACCGGCGCCTTCGGGGGCTCGAGGGCCTCTCGTGAGGCTTGCGCCAGGGTGTAAAGATAGAGAGTGTAGTTGCCGCGGTTAGCGGCCTCAATGGCGCGGGCCTCGCGCTCGGCGTTGGAGGCAGCGAGCTTGGCGTCGCGTTTGGCCTGGGCCTTGGCGCGATTCTTGGCACGCTCCTCGGGGCTGGTTTTGAAGACCTTATGCCCGCGGCCCATGCAGGCGAAGCAGGTGCCCTCTGCGACCTGGCCCATGGAGAACCAACGGAAGTTCCCGGTCCCGTTGCAGCGGTAACAAGAATCTTTATAAGCCATGTCACATCTCCTCATCCGTGGCCCCTTGCCACACCCAAATAATCGCCCACCCCGTTTACGGTGTACAGACTTTGTTTAGACTGTTTTGTTCTAACAACAGCTCTTCATATGCCTCAATGCGACTTTTAGCCAGGCGCAATCGCTTAAAGTCATTATAACTCAAAGGCTTACCCGTTTTCTCCATCTGCTTGGCGCCCTCGATCACAAAGCGATCAACGGCCACCTCGTCTTTCAGCCGCTTTGGTATATAGCCTTGCTCTAGAGGCTTCTCAAACAGCACGCTCTTGGGCAGGCCCAGCGCCTCGACGACATCCAGGCCATTCGCTCCACAGGCGAAGCAATGGCACAGCACGCGGCCATCCGTCTCGGCAACGCTCATCGAGGGGTTCTTATCCCCGTGGACGGGGCAGCAGGCAGTCCACTTGTCCTTCCCCGTGGATCTCACCTTCTCCAGCTTGTCTAGAAGCTCCTCAACCATCTTTTCTGTTCCCCCATGCCTTGGCGATCTTCTTCACACCCTGCCTGAACGCGGTCTTCTCCACGCCCCTCAGGTGCTCCCATTCGTTGATC